ATCTTCATCACGACCGACAATAACTTCGGTCACAATATTGTTTTCATCTAAAAAAGCGTAGTGTGCCATATCTACCTCTAATTATACATGATACCAGATTAAAATCAATTTACTTACTTAAATCTGGGTCCGGCAACCCATATAACTAAAGAGTGTCGAACCCCAGAAGTTACAGGTGTGACTTGGTGAAGCGTATGACTTGGGAACATTGTCACCAACCCTTGCTTTTTTTGAATAGTATGCTCATCGCCAGCCGGATTCAATTGCAGATCGCCACCTTCATAGTCATTTGGATTAGATAGCTGCACAACCATAGTAAGTTTTCTAACAGTATTCCCTGGTGATCCATCCGCGTGCCATCCATAATTACCAGCAGGAGCAATGTACTCTGTAAACTGAAAGCCTTCAGAAAATCCTGTTATATCAAACTGAAAGTAGTTTTGATTCAACTCCAATGCAACCTCCGTCAGTCTATAAAATATCCAGTCCGTCCTATCAGTAGGTTTAAGAAAACAAACATTTGAATTTCTACGCTTATCATGTTTTCCATAAGTCTCACCAGCTCTAAGATTATAGCTTTTACCGATGCGAACAATGCTTTCACATTCTTCTGGACTAAATGCCTCCATCCAAGACCAATTATCTAAACGGTCTCGAACAAAATCCCAACCACCGCCTCCACGCTCAAATTCTTGATCTAAATTAACTTTTAAACGTGGACTATCAGCTAAGTTGACCATCAAAATCCTCCTCTACAAAATGAAAGAAAATCAAATCTGCCCTTCCAACAGAAGGCTCTGGTCTATAATGCCATGAATCAGTACCAGAATAGCAAGCGGCATCGTTAGGATAAAGCAAGACCTCGTTCCAATTAGCATCGACATCAGAAAGATCTAGTAACTTATTGTCAACAGAATCAATATCAATATTACTTCTAAACTTATCCCAGTCTTCTTTTTTCCAAGCATCAGATATCATAAGAGACCAAGGCTCATTGCTTTCCTGATAGATTAAAAGATCTATAGTTCTAAAACATTGGTCCCTGTCAAAGTGGAGAGGGCACCGGCCACCATCATAATAGCTTGATACATAGTTATATGAAGGTTTTAGATTTATACCAAAAAGGTCAGAAGCAAAAGGAGTAAGCCTTTTATGCAAATCAAAAAGAGCTGGCGACTCATGAACAGAACTTCTATTGAACTGAGCGTCATATTCTCCAATATGACGCAAAGAATCTAAAACAAAAGATTGCAGCAGCGAAAAGTCTTCGTCGTCCAATAAATTCTTTACGATTGTAATATCTGACATGCCGTCATTGTATCACAAAAAAATGAACTTACTCGTCAAAATTCAGCCACTCGGACTTGTGATACCATTGAAGACTGTCTTCATCCCAAATCCAATCACCCGAATCATCTGGTGCGGGAAAAGGTGCCTCGTAAATACCTAACTCTTCATTCAAAACCCAAGACCGATACCCCTCCGGCGGATTCTCAATGAAAACATCACGATCAGGATCATACACGCAACCTATCGAACCATAATTAAGTCTAAACGGAGTGCCCCCATATTTATGGACACCAGCCCTAGTGTTGTAAGAAGTTCTCTTGCATAATGCACCTCTCAACTCGCCATAATAAGTTTCCCAATCAGAAATACCATCAACGACTTCATCTTCATCACGACCAGTGATAACTTCAAAAACTATATTGTTTTCATCAATAAATGCATAATGTGCCATTACCAAGTCACCGTTCCAGACCCATTTGTAAAAGTGTAAATTGTATCTGCCCCACTAGTTGTCCTAACATACGTTAGACCAACGCTAATTGTAGGGTCTGGCCCCGCAAATCTTAAAATAACAACACCGGAGTCACCAGAATCTATTGCCGTTGAAGACCTGCCCCCACTACCAGAATTTGCACCAAGCGGAGACCGTGCATCACCAGTAGGAACACCTTGTCCATCACCGCCACGGGCACGGGACTGGCTTGCTCCAGCTATTGTAGAAGCCCTCTCATTACCACCTTGACTCGTATTTGGACTGTAACAAGTTCCTGTCTCTCCTGCACTAGCAGCACCCCCGCCACCGCCAGAAGGACAACGACCAGGCCCGCCATTAGGAGCAGCAGGCCCACCAGCATAACCCTGACCAGAAGTTCCAGAACCACCAGACGAACCACCAATTGGTCCAGAACCAGCAGAACCACCACCGCCAGAGCCACCACTAGCACCGTTATTTGATGTAGGGCTGTTGTTTCCGCCTCTACCGCCACCAGTAGAAGTAACTGTAGCAAAAGTGCTAGGCGAACCATTAGAGTTCAAACCACCGCCACCACCTACTGTGACAGTATAAGAGACTTGAGATATAGGAGTAAAGCCTGTTTCAGCGCCAGCACCACCACCAGAAGTTTCACCATTCCAAGCAGACCTATACCCACCAGCACCACCACCACCGCCATAAGCCGAGCTGCCTCCAGCGCCACCAGCAACAACTAAATAATAAACAGGATCTGGCACAGGCCCAGGCCACTGGGAATCCAAAGAAGCATAATAAGCTTCTTTAACAGTCCAGACACCAGTAGCATCAGCACCAGTTGGTAACTTATTAATACCTAAAAATCTTCTATCTGCCATTACGAAATCTCTTCATACGAGCAAACAATATCAAGATCATTGCCAGCAGAAGCAGCCGCATTAATATTATGATTCTCTTCAAGATAAACAGCAGTAGACTTATCAATAAGAATCAAAGTGGCGTCTGCTGGAACATTGATAGTATAAGCAAGATACGTAGAAGTGCCAGAACCAACTGTTGCATTATTCTCAATAGCAACAGTTACGGTTGCAGCAGCGGAACCATCAATATTTGAAACAATAATATTGTTTAATTTAAAAACTTTGCCGGAAGAAGCCGGATTACTCACAACTTCAGTGGCAGAAGTGCCGCTAAGTTTAATCTGAGCGGTCTTAGCAGTAATCGTACTTACATTTACAATATTAGGCGCAGCCATTATTCATCAACCTCCAAAAACCATAGCCATTGCAATGGCCTTACCTGTAGTAGCAACCCCAGCCCCATCAACACTTAGACTGTTAGCCACATTCATGCCGGAAGCAGAAATATTTGCTCTTTCTGTTCCCGCCGTAATAAATCTTATCACATCTTCATCAGAAGAATACTCTACCTGAACAGAAGTATCACCATCAGCATCAAAAATAAGATCAGTATAACTAGAAGCCGCACCAATCTCAATCCAGTAAGAATCATAACGAATGTATGTTTTACCGGTACTTGACTCAAACCAAATATCACCGGCAGTCGGGCTAGAAGGTGCGGTATCAGATGCAGTAAAAAGGCTAGACGTACTTGAAAGCTCCCAGTAAACACCGGTCCAACGCCAAATACGATCACCTACCGTATGTTGATCATCAACAGATGGGGAATCAGGAAAGTCAATAGCCATATCTACTATATTATCTCATTAAACCGGATTTGTCGCAAATATTAAGACCAAGTTACAGTGCCTGTACCTGACTTAAATATAAGAACCCTGTCGCTGCCTTGTCTAATAGAACTATAAGTCAAACCCACTGAAATTGATGGAGTTTTACCACGAAACTTAAGTATAACAACACCAGAGCCTCCATTTTGACCTGCACCTTCGGTTCCACCACCGCCGCCACCAGTGTTTGCTCCGCCAGCAGAAGAAGTTCGATCACCGCCACCAGTGCCTCCGCCACCAGTGCCACCCACACCAGCGCCACAAGTGGTTCTATCAGTTCCACCGCGAGAACCACCACCGCCACCAGCAAAGTAAACAGAGCTTCCAGATACATGACCAACTGATTGCGACGTAGCAGTTGAAGTAGAAATGATCGTACTTGCTAAACCAACCCCACCGTTAGGATCACCACTAGTTGTCGTAATTGAACCGACACCGATAGCACCAGCACCACCGCCACCGCCAGTGTTTCGAGGCTGATCTACGACGGACTGGTTAGAGTGACCTCCACGGTTACCTTGACCACTTGTACCGTTACCACCAAGCCACTTTACATTGCTGTAATTAATTGCAGCTCCACCGCCAGAACCTCCAGCGTGTCCATTATCTCTAGGACTAGAGTGGCTACCCCCCGCACCTCCAGCAATAGAGGTGTAAGTAGCAAAAACAGAATTATTTCCATCCCCCCTACTACCTCCACCACTTCCAACAGTGACAGTATATGATGTGCCAGCACTAGGAGTCATTTGTCCCTGAAGAAGACCACCGGCACCACCGCCGCCCCCTCTAGCCTCGCCACCTCCGCCTCCGCCAGCGACAACAAGATAGTCTAAAAACAGCGGGGCACCCCTGCCTCTTCTCAGTCCTCTTGCTGGCTGGCTTGCGGCAGTCAAAATAGGCATCTAAAACCTCAGGAGAAATTATTCCTTTGTGCTAGAACAGTAAAAGTTGCGTCAGCAGTTTTAATGATCGTAAATAAGTACGAATCAATAGCATTGATGTTGCCAGAAGAAGGAGCCGTTCCGTCTGCCCACTCGGGAGTCACAGAAGTTCCATCAATAGTAAAAGCGTTAGCATAGTATGCCGTAGCGCCATTTGTGACAAGAAAAACAACAGTCAAAGACTCGTCAACACCAAGAACACTGTTTAAGGTTGTGCTTGCATCTCCCCTGAAATTAAAAGCCCAGTTAGCAGATGCATCAGTTGTGTAATACCAAGCAGTAGCGGTAGAAACATCAACATTAACCGTCCCAGTAGCAGCAGTCGCAGCAATAGACCAATACTCATGCGGTGATTTAAAAGTTGCAGTCAACTTATTTGTTATAGCCATATCACCAGCATCACTTGTCGTGATAACAGAATTACCACTTGTAGTTTGCCAGTTATCAAATCTAATTACAGAAGCCATTTAAACCACCTTTATATATTATCACACTTACCAAGTTACAGTACCAGTACCACCAGTAAAAGAAATAACGGTATTAGAACCAACTGTTGTTTCAGAGTAAGTTAACCCAACAGATATTGTTGGTGTTGGACCATCAAAACTTATAATAACAAGACCAGAGCCACCAGAACCGCTACCTGTCCCGCCACCGCTCAAGTTGCCGTTAGATCCACCGCCACCACCGGTATTTACAGTACCATTTTGTCCGCCACCAGAACTAGTGTTTCCGCCAGCACCACCGCCGCCAGCACCACCGGCAACAACTGTTTGAGTAGAGTAATCTCCAGCACTACCTCCTCCACCAAATCTTTCACTTGAACCTCTAATAGAAGTCAGCCGACCAGAACCTCCTGTTCTACCACTGGCATTGCTGGGACCGGCGCCACCGCCACCACCGCCACCTGTGTCGTATCCACTCGCTCCCGCTCCACCTTGACCAGACGTTCCTGATCCGCCAGCATAAGATCCAGCATGTCCGCCACCGCCACCAGAGCCACCAGAGCGACCAGATGCTACCTTTGAACCACCACCACCGCCACCAGAAGTCGAAACTGTGTGAAAAACAGATGAAGTGCCATTGGATGCTTGACCACCAACTGTAGTTGTTCTGGCTCCGCCGCTTCCAACAGTGACTGTATAATTTACAGAACTAGATATTTCAGATAAATTACCATCTAGAGCGCCGCCACCGCCGCCACCACCGGCAGCATCGTAACCAGATCCGCCCCCTCCTGCGATAACAAAATAGTCTACCGAGGAAGGCGGAATAGGAGCAAATCTAAACCGATTAGCGCCTCTACCAGTATTAGAAAGACCACTCAGAAACGGCATGAATTAACCTCACGCAAACTGAACCTGCTGACCCAAAACAGTAAACGTCGCATCAGCAGTCTTAGCAATAGTAAACAAATAAGCATCAATACTACTAGCATTACCCGCCGAAGGAGCAGAACCACCCGACCACTTAGGAGTCACCGAAGCACTATCCACCGTAAAAGCGGTCGGATAATATGCGGTTGTGCCATTCGTCACAAAGAAAGCTGTAGTTACAGATTCACCAATAGCAAGAAGACTGTTCAATGTCGTAGAGCCATCACCTCTAAAATTAAACGTCCAGTTAGCAGATGCATCAGAAGTATAATACCAGACAGACGAAGTAGAGATGTCAACATCCACCGTGCCTGTAGCAGCGGTAGCAGAAATAGTCCAATACTCGTAAGGGGACTTTAAAGTTGCTGAAAGATAGCCGGAATTATCAAGGGTTGCTCCTTCAGTGCCCCCGGTGTTCTCCCAAGTATTAAACCTTAAGGTACTCATTGGGGGGCCTCCGGCAATACAGGGTTAGCAATATCAATCGTTGCAGGAAGATCACGTAAAGCCTGACGGTATGCGGCCCACGCCGTTGCGTCTACGGGAGCGTCAGCAACCTGAGTCCAATCAGTACGGCCCAGTTCGCCGTCACGCCACAGCCGGACCTGTTCCATCTTTTGGTCGTCGGTTGCGTCAGGGAAGTCAGGGTTGAAGTCGAATGTGCTCATCATGCCGCCTTGTAGACAACTGTCCAACTGAAACTGTCGCCAGTAGTCCAAGTGAACGGTCGGGTAGAGATAACAGTTTGATTCCTCACGTAACCGCCTGTTTCCTCCAGACAGTAGATACCAAGAGAGACACCGTTAGCGTGTGCCGCCCCACCATATGCGCCGACGCCGCTATCAATGAACTCACAATTGCCTGCGCCGCGCTCACGAATGTCGCTGGTAACCGGCAGGCTCCCACCCAAGTTGCCGGTAATCGAACTGGTGCTTCCTAGCGTGACCTGACCGGCGAAGTGAACGAAATCACCGATCTGCGTGTAGTGGGCGTAGTTGATCGTGCCGTCTCCGAGCGTGAAGTTCGTGAACGTCATACTGCCGCTGTAATCGGTATACGCACCAGCAGAAACACCGTTAATCTGCAAGCCGTCAACAGCGTTCAACGTATGACCGGTAGGAACAGAAATAACATTACTGTTCTCAACCAAACCCTCAATAGACCCGACCGTTAAGCTACTCATACAATACTCCACTCACTACCAGAAGTCACAGTTACTGTTACACCATTAGAAATAGTAATTGGACCCGCCGACATACCATTATACCCTGAAGGGATAGTAAAATCTATAGAAACCGTCTGACCGTTCAGATAAATAGGAACCCCAGAAGAATGAATCGTAATACCATCAGCAACTACATTAGCATTAGCAGTAACATTGTTAGCGAGAATATCGCCACCAATAGTTAGCTGGGTATTAGCAGTATCCCAAACAAGAGAAGTTGAACTTGAAAGAGTGCTATTAGAAGCAAACTGAATTTCTCCATCAGTACCAGAAACAGAAACATTGCTTCCGCCGCCAGTAATGGTAGTCGAACCTGCACGACCAGCAATCTCAACCCAGAAAGAATCATAATAAACAAAACTCTTACCAGTATCTGATTCAAACCAAATATCACCAGCAGAAGCACCAGAAGGCGGGTCGTCAGAAGCAGTAAACGTAGAACTGGTCAGGGTCAATGCCCAATAATCACCATTCCAAGTCCAAGTACGATCACCAACGGTATACTGCTGGTCTACTGATGGGGAATTAGGGAAATCAATAGCCATATCTAACCTCTATTATCTCAGTATAGCAGTATTTTAGCAAGATTGTATCGCCATTCCATCATCCCAAACCTTGAAGCTGTACGGTGGCCACTGAGAATATAGGTGATTTATTGTACTGCCTCCATGCGTCTCGGGTACAATGTCATATTTGCTACAAGATCTTGAATATTCAAGAATATCATCAAATTCTTGATCTATAAATCTTAGTGTTTTAGCGTATTCCCAAAAAGGTGTATCGTATTTTGAACCAAAGTGATAATGCCAGAGGATAAAGTTTTGAGTCTGTCGAATATATCTTACAATATCTTCCTCCGCCTGCTGAATGCTGCACTCGTCTAAGAGGATGCTTCCAAATAAAGTCTTTGCCCAGTGCAAATATGTTTGTGTTGATGACGATTCAAGCGGTTCAAGGAAAAATAGCCTATTTCCGTTTAAAAAAATTCTTTCATCTATAACAGGTGACTTTGCAATATAGTTTTTAAAACTTGAATGCTTTGTTACAGTTACATCAAACAAAGATAAAAAGTTTTGCTCTGCTTCCTGTTTTGTAGTAATTGAGTCGTTATAGCAATAACCAACACAGTAATCGTGAGAAGGAGAATCGGGATGTGTTGGTATGACAAAAGTCCAACCATCTGGCGTAGCAACATGCCTACTCCAAAAAACATCTGACATATCCCAATTGGGTCTTCCTAGTATTACAGAATTAATTGGATTAAGCAGATCATAGTAGTCATCAAAGTTATCAGGTTTACCTCTACAATCAAAAATATAATCAGAATCAATATTTTCTAATTGTAGAGAATTAGATTCTATAACTTTAAAATGACCTGAATTTAAAATACTTTGCTGCATCTCCCAAGGGCAATAATGCATAGCCATCCTGTCGGCAGGAAAGTTGTGAAAAAACTTATCTTTGCTTTTTCCCCAACCTTCATACAAGATTCCACTTTTGAATGTGGCATGTATATTGTTGTTATACCAATCAAAGCCAGTAGAACCCCAAAGGAGATGAGGGGCATCTAAAAGCGTTGCTTGACCGACCCTTTCTGGGGGTAGAGATGGGTCGTAAACTAATTCAATCTGAACATTGGGGTCATTCCTTGTATACCAAGACCAATTTAGTGCCGTAAAGGAACCGGCATTGCCAGCTCCAACAACAGTGACTTTCACGCATATTCTCCTTTTAAGAATGTTGCAACAAATACAATTCTTGGACTTACTTTTGGTAACTCATGATAATGACTTTCGCCTTCAAAAACAAAAACACTATCTTCTACTGGTGCGTATTTATGTTCCCCAACAATTGTACTTCCACCAGATGACGTTAAATAAATTATCATATTTGAATGAGGGAACTGATGATCAACATGGGGATTGCTGACAAGATCGGAATTCACAGAAGGGAAAACCATATTCGCTCCCATCCTATACACACACTCAACATTAATATTATTTTGCTCACATATTTCTATAAATACCTGATAGGCAAGGTCTACATAAGCGGATGTGACTGTTGGGTATCTTGGTCCAGATTCAGGTCGTGTCAAAAATGGATGTGACAAAAAGTGAAAATTATCAAAATCATTTTTACCAACAAACCAAGGGAAATCGCCGGATAATATAAGATTTTTTAAATTATTGTAATTTACCGTTAAAGGATTTATCATTTTAACTTATCTAAACGGAGGGCCGGAAATCCAGCAGACTAAAGAATATCTAGTACCTTCTGTTACTGGCGTGACTCTATGCATCAGCCAAGAAGGAAAAAAAGTTGCAACACCACGCTCCCTCTTAGCCTTCTGAGGAGTCTCACCAATCATTAATTCTAAATCACCACCAGAGTAATCACTTGGGTCTGATAACTGAAGGGCTACAGACAACTTCCTCACCGGTACGGCCATACCGCGGTCACAATGCCATTCATAATGCTGAGTGGGGGCTTCATATCTAGTAAGTTGGATACCCTCGGCCATGTAGCCTAAATCAAAACCAAAATACTCTTTATTCATGTGATGAATAGATTCAGTTAGAGCATCAAAAATCCATCGAGTCCTGTTGTTTGGGTATATAAATTTAACACTAGAATTTCGAACTTTATCATTTTGTGTTGTAGAAGCAGTCATTCCTTTATCAAACTCTAAGCTATTACAAATGCTAATAATTGCATCAAGTTGAGTATTTGTAAAAATATTTTCACACCAAGCAAAATTGTGACAATCATCATGATATAAATTATGACCACCACCAACAGAATCAATAGGTGTAAGTTTTAATGTGTTTACATCTAGATTTACTGGCTCAGAGTAGTTCACCATCATAATCTTCTTTCACAAAATGAAAAAATACAAGGTTTGATTTACCATTAGACAACGTTGGTCTATAGTGCCAAGAATTTGTACCAGAATACCCAGCAGCATCGTTTTCTTCTAAAATTATTGACTCCCATGTTTCGTTCTCTATTCTTAAATCAAATTCTTCTTTTGACAGTCCACTCTTTTTACCAAGAAAAGACTTTACTTTATCATCACTCCACGGGTGAGATATATTAATCGGCCAGCCATCTTTACTATCAGAGTTGATTAAGTAGTCAATAGTTCTATAGCATGGTGGTCGATCCAAGTGCAGAGGGCAACGCCCTTTGTCTTCATACATGCTTAGAAATGAGTAAGAAGGCTTGAGTTTAACTTGAAAACATTCACTAGCAAGATCTACAAGTTGTTCGTGGATATGAACAAAAAAGTCTATGTTTTGCTTACACCTTCTAAAAAACAAACTATTATCTTCATCTAAAGGATAAGTATTAACTTCGTTCTGAACGAAGCTGATGATTTCTTTGTGAACGTCTTTAGAGAAGAGTTCTTTAATTACTACTATTCCGCGAGAATCGCTACCCACTGCTGACCTTCCTCATCCCAATCGTACATCAGGACGCCTTCAATTATATCAGACGGATATGGGACAGGTGGGACCCAATCAGGTTTTACCCAAGTCCAAGAAGGATATGGCTGGTCTGGAATGGGGGTTGTGAAGTTAACAACATCAGTTACAACTTCAGACCCATCACGAACCATTACAGAAGCAGAATAAGCAGTGTCTGGAAGCAAATCGAAATAAACGTAATCAACAAATTCTTGGTCGGACTTTCCATAAGAATATGAACCATTTGGTTTATATTCTATGTGACCATCTATTTCTACTTCAAATCTTAGATCAGTAAAGACTTGTCTATCTTCAATTCCAATTTGAAAAGCAGCACCATATGGTCCAAGATGAGTAGCGTCAAAAGAGATAGTCTCGTCAGTAAAATTTGTAACACATAAAATATGACTCATGTTATCACATCCGTATCAGCAAATCTAATGACAACCATTCCAGGGGCACCCGCTCCTTGAGTGCCAGACCAAGTTCCACCTCCGCCAGAACCCGTTGTGGGTGTGCCGGGAGATCCTAAGCTTGGGCTTTGTGATGGCCCTCTACCGGGACCACCACCGCCAGAGCCACCACCTCCACCCGGATATGGTCCGGGATTAGAGCCGCCCCAGCCTGCGCCCCCTCCACCACCGCCTCTCGTTTCGTTTGATCCTGTGCGATAGTTGTTGGCAGCGCCACTTACACCACTTTGACTATTTCGAGTTCCACCACTATGCCCTCTTCCACCGCCCATGCCGTAAGCAACTGGAGACAGTGTTCCAGGAGTTCTGCCTGAAGCGTTAATTAAAGTAGTAGAACCTGGTTGATCTTTAATATTACTTGATGCACTAGTAGAACCAACATTAACATAATAAGTGCCCGGAGCAAAGGTTACATTTGATATAGTTCTTGCGCCAGCAGCGCCACCGCTTTCTCTTGCAGGATTAGGTTCTCCAGAACCACCAACACCCGGGTATCCACCAGAAATAGCCATAACAGCAGCTGTTACAGGGCTACCGCCTTCAATGGTTAAAGTGTTTTGACCAGTTGTTGTAAATGTTCTGGCCATGTATCCTGTGTAAGTTGTTTCGGTTCCGCCAGTTATTAGTGCAGGTGTGCTAAATGTAAATTCTTTAGAGATAGATGAAACAGAGTTTGTCGCTGTGACCGTGAATGTAAAATCTCCAGCGGCAGTTGGAGTGCCAGTGATAGCGCCAGTAGAAGTGTTTAATGATAGACCTGTTGGTAGAGCGCCAGCGGAAATAGAGTATGATGGAGTTGGTACACCAGACGCTTCAACACCATCACTGTAGGCAGTGTTGTACGTAATATTTGCAAGGGTTTCATCAACCCAAGACGGAGCAACACCTGTCTGTCCAGAAAAAGCTTGTGAAACTGATCCTAGTGGGTTAGAGGCAGTTATTGTAAATGAGTAAGATTCAAGCACACTAGGCGTCCCAGAAAGGGCACCAGTGTCTTGATTTAGACTAATACCGGTAGGTAGAGAGCCAGCACTAATTTCATAGTTGACAGCAGGCTCTCCGGATGCAGTAACGCTATCAGAATAAACCGTATCATAATCAAGATTAGCAAGAGTATTGTCTACCCAAGCGGGGGCAGTACCAGAATAACCTGATCTAAACGGCCTTCTTGCTTTATCCCAACCACCTTCAGACAACTTAAAAATTGCCATATCAGGTAACCTCCATACCAAAAGCGCTAAAACTCATATCAGCGCTATCAGCGTACACCTCCACAATATGAGCAGCTTCAGCAGCAAAACCAGCAGTAATCAAAATTGTATCATTAGCATCAATCGCAGAATCATACGCAATATAATGCTTTGTTGCTAAAGTGTCAGCTGTTGGTCTAACAGAGATCCTGTATGTTCCAGCGGTACCTGCTCTATTGCAAACAGAAATTGTAGAAACAACCGTCTCAGTGGCAGAAGGCACCGTATATAAAGTTGTTGTAGTAGTAGCAGACGGTGCGACCTGTCCTAAAAGTTTGTAATTCGATGCCATATTAAACTCCCATCAATAACATAATTTGAGGGGCAAAATCTGATCCTCCACCAGACCCGCCACCAGATAGCTCAATCCAGAAACCATCATAATAAATAAGTGTTGCACCCACATCAGTCTTATACCAAAGATCACCCTCAATAGCAGAAGAAGGTGCAGTATCAGAAGCAGTAATCTTTCTGCCCTGATCAGCAAAGTTACTGGTAGTGAGACGACCTATCATGGTGTGTACTCAACTCCAGTCAACACTAGAGTAAGATTAGCATCCTCAGGGTCATAATAGACCGCATCCCCAGCGTTAAGAACGTAAACCATATTAGAATAAATTGTATCATTTGCAGGAACGACAACATTGCTCATGATCATATTATTTGCACCGGCAGTTCCACTATTTGGAACAATGTGAATAGTTACCGTCTTATCAGCAGTTGTAGTATTACAAACACTCATCGTCTTGATGATAGAGTAACTATTCGCAAGAGATGAGGCAGAATAAACGTTGCTTGCAGTGTCGTTCCCTGTATAAAGCCTCTTTGGTGTTAAAGCCATTTATTAAACCCCCATCCATGATAATACTTGATTATCATAAGTCGTTATATTCATATCCTGAATAGCAGTAGCATCCAAAACATGATTAACTTTAGCTCCAGAACTATGTGCGAACGCAGGAGGGCCATCATACCCTCTTGACGAAACAGTAAAAGTGTTCGTAGTTCTAGATGTACACAAAATCTTTTCCTCAGTTGCTTCCCCTCTGTCAATTACAATGACAAATGGGCTTCCAGACGAACCGCTGGGAAATGTAGAACCATCAACAACCGTAATGGTTGTATCAGTGTTCGAAATGCTAGCGGATAAAGTTGTTTCTTCAGCCGCACCGACAAACTCCCTACGCTCCACCTTTCCTCCGTTAGTTGATGCTAATATCAAGATCACCAGTGGCAATACGAAGAGTGTCACCAGCGTCAAGAGACTTGCTAGCAGTCAAAGTACCATGAACAAGCAGGTTGCCAGAAGTAAGTGCATCATACAAAGCAATACCGACAACCGTACAAGCAGGCATATCCTCAAAATCAATATTTGCACTGTTCTGAGTAGCACCGCTAGCCGAAGCATCAAAAGTTGCTGTCTGACGAGCATAAGAACCACCAGTAACCTCAGTACCAGCAGTGCCAGTGTCGTCCTCAGCAACAGTCATAAGAGCGACATATACAGTGCTTGGAGAAGTGTATGCAGTCGTTCCTAAAAAGTGATCAAGAAGCTTGTTCTCAAGATAATCGCTTAAATTACCAGCCATTAGTTATTCTCCTTATAATACTCTTCAAGTTCCAATTGATCAGGAAGCCTGAAGTTATCAAGTGTGAGTAAGAAGTCTGCTTCTTCCTCGTCAATCTCATAAATTCTATTTTCTCTTGTAAAGCGGATACCTTCCTTAGTTACATAAGCAGCACCGCTATCAAAATATACGAACTTCTTACCAGAAGAAGCCTTAGCAACAGTAGCCTTCTTTACAGGAGACTTCTGAGCCTTAGGTGCCTCTTCAACAGGACGTTCATGCTCGGTACCATCCTGAACCAAACCATCACCATCGCCATCTACGGCATCCTTATTAAACTCTGCTTTCTTAGGAGCCGCCTTCTTAGCAGCAGCCTTCTTAGCCGGAGTCTTCTTTGCCGCAGCCTTCTTAGGGGCGACATCATCTGATGTAACAACATTCTCATTCATACCACTAAATATTATCATAAGTTTAGTTATAAGAACAGAAGAGCCGGGGATTTCTCCCCGGCCCAACTGTTAGGAATGTAACTACAACAGCCCTAAGATCACGCGCTACGAAGCTTGACGTTCTTAGCGATGACATACGAGTCAGCGTTCTCGATATTGCAAGCGAGACGCATGTACTGCGTGTACTCAATGGTGTCGGTCTTCGGCTGGAACTGACGGTACACCGTGATGTCACGATGTAGACCAACAACACGGTTGTTCGGGAAGGTAAGTTCCACGTAACCGTGCGAACCAGCAGCACCGGAGTAGTCGCCAGTGACAGTCTCAGGCATGAGCGGTACCTCAACGAGTGGGATACCGAACGGAGCGAGACCAGTCGAACCAGCGCCACCGTTGGCACGCATTGCCCCCTGAAGGAAGGCAAGGTCGCCAGTGGTTGAGCCGGGGCTTGGAGCACCAGCAGAAGCCTCAGTGGCGGAGTTGGGGTTGCCAAGCGAGTAGATGGCATCCTGAACAACACCTGGACCGGTGAAGAACCTTAGTTCGTTACGACGCTGTAGGTACTTGTTGGGAAGGTTACGAAGAACACGATCAAAAACCGAACGTGAAACATTGTCACCAGCCTCGTCAACAGTGGTACCTGAAGCGAGGGCAAGCTTGACGAAACCGTCAAGAGCCTTGAGAAGTCCGTTGGACGACGAGGTGTTGCCGTTGATGAGAAGATCATCAAGATCGTTAGCGGTCTGGCGAGCCATGACCTGAGCGATGTGATCCTCAAGCGAGGCACCCTCGATGTTGTCCTCTAGGGACTCAGTTGAGATCTCCCAGTCAAGACGAAGCTTGACGCTGGAGAGCGAAACCTTCGAGAAGGTTACGGCGGCGTTAGAGCCGTCATTGGTTGCCTCAGTAGCCTTTTGCATGAGGCGAGTACCAACCGAAAGCTTGTCAATATCCATGCTGGACGCACGCATACGGACAACTCGGCTGTTTTGCATTAGAACGGACTGATCGACCACAAAATCTAGGAAACGATTAGCCTGCTCAGCGTTAAGAAGACCGCCAGAAGCATTACCTACAACCGAGGTAGTGACTTCATTAGCCTTCGATAGAATTTCTTCTTGAGTTGCCATGTTATATATTCCTCCTAATCACGACTCATAGCCCAGAGCCTTGACTAGCTCTTGTGGCAGATAAATGTTGCTCCAGAAGGACTTGGGGGCCGACTTAACAAGTTCGTCCTCGCCATCCTCATCGTCGTCTGGATCGACGCTCTTCTTGACTGCACCGGCAGCGGCAAAAGCCTCAACCTTCTCAGTCTGCTCAGCGAGCGAAGCCTCGGCAGCAGCAAGCTTCTGCTCTAGTTCCTCACGCTGGGCATCTGCGCTCTTAGTCACTTCCTCGATCTTCGAATCAACCGAAGCCTCAACCTCTTCCTTTAGAGAAGCGGCGAACTCGGTCATCTTCTGATCGAATACAGAGTTAAGAGCATCCTTTAGAATTTCAATATCCATTTGATCCTCCATTTGATCTTTATCCGCTTCAACCTCAGATTCAGTTGAAGCTGCTTCAATATCGACAGACTTTTCTACGACTGCCTCATCCTCAACTGTGAGCCAGTTGACGAATCTCTTTAACAAAGAAAGTTTAACATCGGCAGACGTATCCATCTGAGATACCTTAGCATAATTTTCATCAATCTGCAAAGTCTTCTCTATGTCTTCCAAGGTTTGACCCTCTTCATTAAGAACTTGTTCCAATAGTTTATCCATATCGGTGAACTCCTTAATCATATCATCATTACAAGTCCCGCAACCGCATGAACATGCAATTTCTTTTTCAAAGTCGATCTCGTCAAACTTCCTAGTACAGTTGTCTAGTTGACGGACCTTTGATCTTGCCCAGACCCAACCAGGAGTTCCACCCCAAAGGTTCCAAGCAATCCTACCATTAGAAGGATAGCCCTTATCACCCGGATCTGCACCTGTAGCCCTAAGGTCAACAGCATGTCTTGGGAAATAACGAGCAACCTTTCTAACGAATTCTGGAGAGACAGAGCCTCCTCTTGCAAGCCTACGGGCGGACCCTAGACCCACACTCGTCCCTCCACGACCATGCTCTCTTCTTTGATCAAGCCCGACTTGGGCCATTCTCTGCACCGACTTAGGAATAGTCAGATTAATATCAGCACAGTCAATCTTAAGAATGTAATCAAGTTCATCTGTAGAGGAGTCTCGCTTTACAATATCAATGACAGCCTCAGCGTTGCCGGGGTTGTCTACAAGACTCAACTCACCAAGTTCATACTTTTTGATTACACTTACTGGACGGCCTCTAAACATCTTCTCGGTGTCAATAGACTTCTCAAGAATCTTGCCGCCTACAGAAAAAGAACGAAGGGTGCCATCAAGAACCTTTTCCCAAGTATCTTGAGCACCTTTAGAAATATATGCTTCTACTTTAATAGCATTATAACTTTCACCATCAGAACCAGTGATCTTTACCGGCTCATACTTGATAGCTTTACCGACAGCAATCGGTGCGTGCATCTCACGAATATTTCCAGTCCAGTTCTTAAACGCCTCCATTGAAGCGCCGAACTCAATCAGATCACCAGCCTTATCAACATTATCAGCCGTGGCGATGCCTACGACAATACGCTGTTCCCTCTTGATCATATCAATGGGAAACGACAGGTTAAAATCTTCCATAGTAAACCAAGGATACCACAAAAATGTTTATTTTGTATAAATTAAATTCCCATCCATTGAAGGATTTCGTTATCACCGCTTGAACTAGATGATGCATTTTGCACTGCAAAATATCCAGTATCTGCTATGAAGTATTGGATATCACCATTTGTATCTTTGTAGAACAAAAAACCATCAAAGTAATTTATGGCAAGTTCGCCATACTCCAGATCATCTGGAGTGTCGAACTGTGTTCCAGATCTTTTTATTTTGATCGTGTTAGCCATTTAATTACCTCAGAAAGTTCCTCCGTCAAACGTTACGTTATCAATAGTTCCACCAGTAATAGCAACACTGCTAGCCGATTGAACTGCCATTGTACCAAGACCAAGATTGATTCTTGCGCCAGCGGCATCAGTTGCACCAGTACCACCGTATGCAACAGCGACAGCCGTACCTTGCCAAACTCCAGTTCCAATAGTTCCAACGGAAGTTAGGCTTGAGTTCACAACTGCGGAACCAAGAGTGGTTGCATTAAGAACACTGGTTCCAGCAATTGAAAAGTGTTTGCCCGAACCAAGATCAAGATGCTCCGAAGCCGTCCAAGAATCAGTTGCATCAACCCAGTTAAAGGTCTTGTCAGTCGTACCCTTTAGAGTGATACCGCCACCATCAGCAGTAGCGTCGCTTGGGGAAGCAGTAGAACCAAGTTCAATATTCTTATCATCAACACTTAGAGTTGTAGAGTTTACAGTAGTAGTACTTCCGTTTACGATAAGGTTACCAGTTACAGTTAGATTATTACCGATAGTCACATCGCTGGGAAGACCAATCGTGACAGATCCGGTTGCACCACTTACTTCAATCTCATTTGAAGTTCCGGCAAGAGATACAACGCCATCGTTGGTAATAGTAATGGTGTCGGTTCCTCCAACATTAGTTGAGATACCAGTGCCACCCGTGAAAGTAATTGTGTCGCTTCCAGTAGTTACAGTTTGAGTAGTACCAGAATCAGCAGCAATATCAAATGTGGTTGATACAGCACCAACAGCAGTATCGACATAAGCAGTTGTCGCAACAGCAGTTGAATTATCACCTTGAGTTGCTGTAGTAGCGGAAGCACCTGAGCCTAGAACAACGGTGCCGCTAAAAGTCTTGTTGCCCGAAATAGTTTGAGTCCCGCTCAAAGTGGTAAACGCACCAGAACCACCAATAGAAATTACAGTGTTTGCATCACCATTCAAATCCGTACCGGTGCCATAGTAGAGAACATTGTCTACTTCGTTAAATGCAAGCTCTGCATTCTTCAGGGTAGTGGGTGCGCCGGTACCCCCAGTTGCCCTTCTTTTAATTCTGAGTACGTTACTCATTAGAAATTACCTCCATTAAATGTCGCACCGGTTAGTGGATGCGAATGATCTGCTCTTGCTGCAAGAAGACTTGTGCCAGCAGATCCAGTATTAGATAACTGAGCCGGAATTGCATCGCTTAGATTGACATAAACCGGAAGGTTTGCAGTTGCACTTGCAGACTGAATGACCGTAGCCTGCTCATTAGAATACGTAAGAACTGTGACATCTGTTGCACCAACTGTGAGAACTGTAGATTCCCCAACTGTTACTGTAACCGTTGTTACTTCTGCCGCCATTATTAACCGCCTGATACAACAGCGTCACCAAACATTAAAGTTGTGACAACGCTATCCGCTGTCTCTTCCAAGTCATAATAATATTTACCTGTCTTCAATCCTCTAGTTTGAGTACTTGATAAAGTTAAAGCAATAATGCCATTTGCAGCATCACTAGTATCAATATCAAATGTAGCAACAACCTCGGTTGAAGCAGAAGAATCTTTTAGTTGTGCAACATACGATCTTGCAGAAACATTTATTGCAGAACTATTTGAATCTTGAAGCGTAACAGAGTGAGTATAAGTATCACCCTTGTAAATATTAATGTCTCTTCTTGCAGCCATTACAAACCTCTAAATTAAGTTTATCAGCAATCACCCTATAGCATAAACAGCGACAGTGCTAGATGCAGTTACAACCTCAATAGTGTTGTAATCACCAGCAATCTCAACGTAATTATGAACATGAGATTGAGCATCAGGAAGCAAAACAGAATGCTTACCATTTAATTTAACTTCAATCCAGTGGTTAGTGTCCTTGTTTACAACGTAAATAGCATAAGTGTGATGACTTATGGTTTGTACACCATCAGCATCAGTCAACTCTGTATTTGAGTACACAATATGTCCGTCAATCATTATTTCCTCCATTATCTTGGTTCTCTCCACGCTCAGCCTGATCACCACTGTCTCTAGGATCAGTGGAGCCTTCTGGCGTGTCCGCTCTGGCCCTTCTAGGCACTGCGGAAGCATTATTATCATTCCCCTCTGGAGCACCGGGACCATTGCTGCCCTGCTCCTTCTTCAACTTAGTTGGGAATGGTAGAACTTCGTCACCATCTGTTCTTTCAGGTAGACCAAGTTCATTACGAACTTCATTCGGACTAACAACTTCAGTGCGAAGATATCTATCGTAAATTCTTGATTGAATGTCCTCGTCAATAAGATCAATCCTGTTGAACTTAATAGTTACTAGATCCGTGAACTCAGAAATAAGTCGGTTAATCTTTTTCTCAACAACAGATTGATCCGGCCCAATAACCTGAGTCTTGAACGTCTTGTCAGCATCTCTAGAAACCGCAAGGTTAGCATTGTCATAGACACCTACCTTCGGGGCGGGAACCCTGTTAGCAACAAGAATCTCGTCCCTGTTTGACTTGCGGTACTTGTCAAACGAGGCATCCTGAATACCGGCCTCAAGCTTCTCAAACTTGATATCACTATCTCCACCAAGAGAAGCCGGAAGAGGCACAATAAGAGTACCGTGGTTTCTTCCTTTAACTTCCTGACGGAAATAGTTAACAAGTTCTTGCTTTGAGCGCTGGCTTAGTTTTGCACCTTTGACAATAATTGCGTAGCGAGGGATAGCTTTGTTTTCGAAGTAATCAATGTTGTACTCTTTGGCAAACTTATCTCCTACAATTGCAGCAGCCGCAGAAACAGATGACGGGATGCCATAATAAGTATTGTTTGGTGAGTACGTCTTGAAGTGAATTACTTCGTTTGGATTTGGATCTGAGTTAATCGGATCTTCCATCTCGGTGTCTTGAAAGTTTCTAAAGAACACCGCTTGAATCTTGTTGCTTTTAGCGATCTGTACATAGCCGTCACGATGACGGCGAACTCTCATAAGAGTTGCTGGAATATGACCAATATATCCAATCTGACCAGAGTTGTTTCTACCGATCTCAAGATAGCCGTTGCCGGTAGTAAGAACATCAAGCCACACACGGGTCATGGTCTCAATAAATGTTTCTTCTTCATTAAAGTCTTCAAACTTTGTTTCAAGATCCTGACGAGCATCTTGAATAGCCTTCCTGACTCTAGCCAGCCTGTCAGCATTGCCTTGAGCTTTCTCAAGCCTTCTTCTAGACTTTAAAGTCTCTGGGAACGAATACCCAAGACCAACAGTGTTCATAACTCTTGCATTAATAGCAGCATTATGAATTGCACTAGAATCATAAAGTTCAGCGAGGGTATCTAGATCATAGGGAGGAGTAACAACGTCATAAAGCGAATAGCCATCAAGTTCTTCTGGATCAATATACTTTGTGCTTACATCATCAACACCTTCATACTTCTTAGCAAGACGAGTAGCCCTCCTCTTCATTCGAGAAGAAAGAGAAGAATACTTAACTTTCTTAAAAGGATCATCAGTGACTTTCTTAGTTACAACTTGAGAGTAACTAATATCATCAAGAAAAACTTCCTGATTCTCTTCTTCTTCAATATGACTCATATTTGACCTCATCGACCTCTCCTGTTCAATTCCTTTCTGACAGCCGCCTCAATAACGTCTTCATAAGGATCTGGATTCAAACCCTGCTCAAATCTTTCTTTTTGATCATCTTGCTCAGAAGCAGTAACCTTTCTAGCCCCACCTACCCAAGTCGTGTAACCCTCATCGCTACCAGTCCAATACTTAGCAGCCTGAGCGACCTGTCTTTCAACTTCTTTGTCATTCATAACGCCTTCTGCACAAAGAACGCCGTCACCGTCAGAAAGCGGCTTGCCGTTCGGCATGATCCAAATACAAACACCGAACGCTCTTTCAGGGACATAAAGGTCCTTCTTCTTCACATAATCATCAATCATCTCAGATATCATACACCACTTGAGGTAAAAAAGCACAGGTAAACAGCGAAAAGCGTACCACTTGGGTACGCTTTCCACCATTTGCTCGGGGGGCAGGGTTCGAACCTGCGACCAATTGATTAACAGTCAACCGCTCTGCCTACTGAGCTACCCCCGAATAGGAATTCCATTATCATCAAATTCGCAGTTAGGACCATCATATAACTCAAACAGAACTTTCGGAGATTGCTTACAATACCCGCAGGTTCCGCCTCCAATCATTGCAGAATGCGCTTGAATCGGCCAGTCCCGGCAGCATCTTAATATGATAATAGAATTCATATTCATATTAGATCACCTAATCGGGCAGGCTCCACCTTCGCACTCAAGGTCTTCAAGTGAATACTCATTAATCTGATCTACAAAAGTGACATTCTTAATCTTAGACTTCATCTTTTCGTAAGAATCCATATCAATTTCTTCATAAGGAGCAAGAGCGAAACCATGATCACTATGAAGCAAGAACGAAACAGACTTTAGCTTGTTCTTGTAGTTCTTCTTCATCCACTCCTGAATTTCAGGCAACTCTTCCTTACGGTAGTAAACTGTTACAGAAACATTGTTATCAGCCCATTCAGATTGAGCTTTAACAACCCACTCCAACTGCTGTACCGCAGTCAAATCCTTAGCGAGAGTTGCGTGCTCCGGTGTCTCGCAAGGGAAAGAAACGACACAAACGGTGTGGTTCTCCTTACCATCAAGACCAACATCATACTGAACATCGTAGCCCTTGTCACGACAGTAGTTCACCAATGGATCAGCGCTGCCCATACGAACACGGCGGATGTAATACTGAGAATAAGCGGGGTGAATACCCGGCGTTACACCAGCAAGCAGACTAAGGGTTCCTGATGGCTTAACCGTAGTCAACTTAATTGAAGCATTAATGCCCTGGCCTTCTGACCATTCCTTGTCAAAGGCACGCAGTTGCTCATAGCACTCACCAATCCAAGACAGTTGCTCTTCAGTAGCCTGAAGCCAGCCAGTAACGCCCTGACCAAGACGGCGGTTTCTGGTAATTACAGCCTGCGACTTAGCATAAGGATAGTCTAGAGTTGTAATTGCCTTCTGCGTCTTGTACAACAAGCGGCTAAGATCAAATAGCTCTTCTTTGCTTTCAATGTTAGGCAAAAAGATTTCAGCAAGATTACAAGGCTCGCCATCCTCAAGTCCAATCTCACCACAAGGGTTGGTGCCGATTACATTCTTGTCATTGATCTTTTCGCCCAGACGACCAGTCTTGCGAATAAGGTCACGATTAATAAGTCCGTAAGGCTCACCTGTGCCATCATACCCCTTCCAGAATTCATCAATAATCTCATCATATGAATCAGCAAAAATAGAGTTGTTAGAGTTGCCACGCCATGCAGGAATATCACCCTTACCCCAGTTCTTTGCACGAAGATACAAAAAGTCGTCGGGATCACCAATAGCAATCTGAGCCGAACGACGAGCAGAACCTGCTACAACAATCTTTCCGATAATGTTACAGATATCAAGAGCGTCTACAGAGCGAAGTTTCTTACCGACTCTGGCTTCAAGAATCTTTTGAATATCAGCAATGCCCTCAATCAAAATCTCTGGACCGGAAGCGGTCCCACCAAAAGTCTTAAGCGGAGCACCGTAACCACGAATGAGTACCGTGCTGTAGGTAAAAGAAGATCCTGTATGGAAATAACTATCTAATACCTTACCAAGAAGAGAAGACCAACCCTGTCTTGAGTCAGGGACAATAAAGTCTGCATCATTAGTTCTTTCATGCTTAATGTAATCTACTGACTTAACCTTAGGAAGATCGTGTACAACTGCTCTCTCTACAGTAAACCCAACACCGCCTCCAACCATCAAGTGGTCCATCAAGAACTGAAAATCTTCTACCTTTGAAATAGTTGTCATCCAGCAGTTGACAAGAGACACGCCGCTCATCTGACGAACAAGCGGGGTGCCCAGCTGCCATAGAGCACGGCCAGCAAAAATGCCCTTAAGGTTGAAGATGTAATCAAACAGACGTTCTGCTTCTTCTTTGGTGTAATTAGCACCAATCTCTTGAGCACCATTGATTGCTCTAGCAATCGTCTCAAACCAATACTCCTTACGACCTAGAGCTTCAATGTCTCTAGAATAGGTACGACGATAAACAATCTCGCCCATACCATTGAATCCCCACGGTGGGGTCTTGTCTGTGTACTTTGCCACAAACTCTGGTGTAATAACATTATCCATAAAGCCTCCTAAAAAATGATAGACAACTATCGTATCAACTGGGGTATTCCAAACCAAGAAAAGGTACTAGGGAGTATTAGAAACTTTCTTCGAAGTTTTCCAGCCGCTCGATGATCTTATCAGCCGTAGCGGACCACGACCGCTCGGAGTGGAGAATTCTTGCGGAATTTAGAGTATATCTCTTAAACATATCGTATTCATCAACGACATGCTCCATAAGATCTACAAGAGCGTCATAACTTGGAATAGCCCACTCACCAGCATCACAACCATAAAGGTGACTTTGCAATGGAGCTTCACCCCACTCTGCTTCTAGTGGAATAGACATTTTAGCAAAGTCTGCTGTGCCTGTAAGATTGGTTACAATTGACGGCATACCTGTAGCAATAGCTTCAAATGGAATCATGCCGAAGCCTTCACCGCTAGTTGGATAGACTAAGCAGTGACACTTGTGATACAGCTGAACCATTTCGTAAGTATCTAAAGCATTAGGTATAGCAATAATCTGAGGATGATTGTGAGCCGGAACAATCTTTCCGTTTACATAAGCATCAGCATCACAAAATTTGTTGTACTTAAGTACAAGTTGATATTCTTCTTGACCATCGTAAAGTTCAAGAAAAGCATCAACAACTATTTGAGCATTTTTACGCTTTGACTCGCCACCAATATGAAGGAAGTTAAACTTACCTGTCAGCTCTCTGTCATAGATTTGAAAATCTGGTGATATGCCATGAGGGATAACATGAATATTGTGATGCACATTATTCTTTTCATAGACGGACTTAACAAAGTCTGAAGTAGCCCAAATTTCGTCACACTCAGACATAGGAATACGCCATGTAGATGGGACCTTAGTGCTTTCCCAAGGTGTGTACCCTACAGTGTAGGATCTCTGTAATTGATAATAAACCGGCTGACAAAAGTTTACATGGAACGGTATGTCAGGTCTGTTATAGAACACACCGACTTTTCTCTCTTGAAGAGCTCTGATTGTTTCAAGAGCAGCATTAGAGTAACCCTGGCTGTACCAGAGGTCACCACTTTCATCTACATTACTTGGTGTGAACCAACTTATTTTTTTCATAGACCTAACTACTTAGTATAACTATCCAGATCAAGGCACTTAACGCCTTTGCTGATTAATTTATTAGCGTCCTCTTCAGTAAGTTCACAAGTGATCGGTGTGCCTCTATACAAGCAACGAGTGGCACCAAGATAGAAACCGTCACACTTCATGATAGAAATCATATCAGAGTCCAGAATTGCTGCTGGACCGCAATCGTCTGATTCTACAATAGCGACGATTCTCATAAATCAATTCTATCACTTATTAACATTTAATCATAGACTCCGTATATCCGGTTAACCGTTTAACTGGTTATTATAGCGAGGAGTGTATCACGGATTTTCCGACTTGGTGCGGATAAAGAATCTTTTTTTTCGGCCCGCGTCCCTCAGAATCGTGATAGACTCACGGCATGAGCACTTCACAGTACACAAAGAATGTTTTAAACGCAGGATCAGTTTCTGTATTGTATGCTTTAGGAGATGATCTTACTGTAGTCAATGCAGCAAAGGTTAGTTTTGCTGCACAACAAACTGAACTAGATGATAAAGGCAAAGGTCTTATTAACTATCTTTTGACAAATAAACATGCTACACCATTTGAGCATGTACTGTTTCAGTTTCATATTAAGTGCCCAATTTTTGTTGCTAGGGAATGGTTTAGACATCGCTGGTCTTCATTCAATGAAATGAGTATGAGATACCATGTCCCAGAATCACTTGAGTTTTTTATTCCAAATGAAGATGCTATTCGAAAGCAAGTAGGAAAGCCTGGTCACTACACATTTGAAAAAATTGAAGACCCTGCTGTATATGATTTTGTAACTGAAAAGTTTGAAGAAGTGTATCGAGTAGCGGAATCAAACTACTATGAAATGATTGAAGCCGGTATTGCTAAAGAAATTGCTAGATGTGTGATTCCTGTTGGTCAATACACAGAGTTTATTTGGACTGTCAATTTAAGAAGCCTGCTAAACTTCCTGTCTCTTAGAAATGAAGTTAATGCTCAAAGAGAAATTCAACAATTTGCTGAAGCAGTTGAGCAGATCATAACTCCATACGTTCCAGTTGTAATGAAAACTTTTATTGATAATCAAAGGCAAGCTATTTAATGAGAATAGTTCCATATGATGGCAATGAAGAAATTGAAGATCTAGAAACACTCTCTTTGCTTATCAAGGCCGTCCCCTTTGAAGATGGCTATGTGCCAGTCTTTGTTCTAGTTGCCCCAGATGATAATCATTTTATTACAATTGAAGAAGCTAATTGCTTAATGGATGGTCTTGAGATTGCAAATGATAAGATAGATAACCTAATAGCAATGATGCTTCAAAGCAAAATAGCTGAACGGCTAGGAATTGATACTGACGATGATGATGTCGAAATAGAACTTTACGATCAGGATCAAGAGGAGGATGACGAAGATGATAATGGGGAAATTGATTAAGGACTTTCCTTACCCAGAAAAAACTTGCCCGTACTGTAACGCAATATTAAAAGTTGTTAATGCAATTCACTATGAGAATGATCCATATCATTTCAAAGCCTTATATCTAGACCCAAACCCAGGTTGTCCGGTCTATGATGAAGGCGCAATGCAGGCATATGCTCGCATATACTATTCAAGCGAAGAAGCGTACTGGTATTACGGAGATGTTAAAATTCCAGTTCAACGATGGAGTCGCGACGACCTCTATACTATTTACCAATAATCTGATAAAATTATAGATACTATGCCAGTTGAAAGATGCTCTGAGGGTGGTAAGCCGGGTTTCCGCTTTGGTGGTTCCGGTAAATGCTATACCTACACGGAAGGAAATGAAGCCAGTATGCGTGCTGCAAGAGACAAAGCTCGAGCTCAAGAGCGAGCAGCTTATGCTTCAGGCTTTACTGGTAAGTCTGCTGACTTTGATGAAACAGAGTATGACTTTTTAGTAGATGTTCTTCTTGCAGAAGAAGTGTTTACTTATGCAGACTTCTTACCAGAAACATCAGATAACTATGAATATCTATTAGATGTTGTAAAAGATATGCATATGCCGCCCGATGATCAAGAAGAGGAAGGTCATGGCAAAGATTATTTAGATCAACTAGACCCAGAAGAGCGCATGTTTGCAAATGCTCTTATTGCAATTACCGAGAAGTACGGTAAGTTTAACGCTGATGATGAAGGCGTTTGGGTCGGGTTTGAGTCTGGTGAGGAAAACGAAGATGCAGAGATTGGTGTAAAGTGCGCAAACTGCGTACTTCATATTGATGAAAAGAACTGCCGTATTCTTCAGCAGCAAATTGAGCCGGAGGGTAAATGCCGTCTAGCTGTCATTCCTAAGGGTGTGGTCAACCCTGATGGGGATGAGGACGACATGGATGATGACATGGACGATGACGACATGGACGACGATGTAAGTAAAGTGACTTACGGTCGCCCAGGGAAAAATGATCCCCGTAAAACTCCGGCAAAGCCCTCTGAGAGAAGAAGCGGGTCAAGGCGCAACCGTAGGGGTTCGGCTGAGTCTGGCTCTTCTGTCTCTTTCTCAGAGGCAGTCACAGGGTCTTTAAAGACCAAGATGGAAGCACATAACAAGAAGCATGGCGATGCCGCTTCAAAACGTGCTACAATGTCAGCATTGAAAGCTGTATATAGGCGTGGGGCTGGGGCTTTTTCCACCTCGCATCGTCCGGGTATGACGAGAGGTCAATGGGCAATGGCAAGGGTAAACGCTTACCTTTATCTGTTGCGTAATGGCAGACCTTCAAACCCAAATTACACAACAGATAACGATCTTTTGCCAAAGGGACATCCCCGAAGCAGTAAGAAGTGATAAGGAGATAACAATGATCATTAATCTACCCTATGACAATGTGGAGACTATGAAAGCTCACCACATGGAAATGAAGTCATGGAACGAGGAGATGGCCAAACAACATCAGGAAGCTGCCATTTGGCATGAGCAGCGTGCTGAAGAGTTGGAGAAGGCTATGGTTCGAGTTCCACTTGAGCCAGAGCAAAAGCCAGCACCTAGCGCTGGTGGTGTTCGTGGTTCTTCAACGGATGGGCCAGACCCAGCAGCACCTGCTGCTACGACTGTGCCTCTTGATCCTGTAAAGAAGGCTGATTTGGTGTCCATTCTTGAGGACCATGCCGCTGAGTACGGCGACTTCGATAAGTCAATTGAAGAGATTGTTCAGCTTATTGCCGGTGAGTGATGGATGCCGTCCTCGGAGGTGTCGTCGTTGCGTTAATAACAACGGTAGGCACCATTATGGTGGCAATATTAAATACTCTTAGAAAAGAAAATCGAGAAGATCACAATATTGTGAGAGATAAACTTCAAGAACTAAGAGAAGATGTAAAGCATATCGACAATAAATTGGATGATCACATTACTTGGCACCTAGACCAAGAGTGATATAATAAGTTCGTGGTAGACCCTCTGGCTGTAAGTATTTCGAAAGATTATTTACGGTGCGGGGGGTCTACCCATATGTGAGGGGAAATGGAGAAAAAATTTTATCCGGTCGTTGAAGTTTTCTGGAAAGACCACTACAGCATGGGCGACGAGTGGTATGATAAGGACGAAAAGCATGAACTGAGAATCCTTTCCGCAGTCGGCTACCTTGTCAGCGAAGACGACGAATACCTTTTTATCGCTAGCAATTACGACTTTGGAAACGACACCTATTCCGGTGGCACTGCGGTTCTCAAGAATTGTATCATTAAAAGAAGAGTAGTTTCAAAGGGGAAGTTTGATTATGATCAGTTTACAGGAAAAGGAAAGACTTGTAAAAATTGTAAACCAAAGTCGCTTCCCTCATCGACCTGAACTTGGTCGTGCAGGGCTGTGTGTAGTCACGGGTTACTTTAATGAGAAATCTCTCTTAGAGATTTGCAACTTTTATTCTATTACTAAAGAAGATGCTCAATACTGGTGGAATGAGTTCGGCTTTGATAAGTCTATGGCTAAGCCAGTCAAGAAGCGTAGCAATAAAAAAGAAGAAGTTATTTACTTTATTAAACAGAACATAGGCGAAACTCTTACCCCAGCCGAGATTGCTGAAGCGTGCGAGATTAGTATGCCGACAATGTACAACTTTATTAATAGCAATATTGGTTACTTTAAGAAAGTAAAGCGTGGTGTCTACGAGATCGTAGATGCTGAGAATGAGAGAAGAAAGGCACGAAGCGGTGGTTGAAAGTAACGATCTTGCTGCTCAGGTTGAGCGGCTACAAGAGCAACTGCTTGAAGCAGATGCTGATATTGATAGATTAAAAAAGCTTGTCTCCTCTTTAGAGGAGATTACCAATACCCATGTATTCGGCAACACTCAGATTGTAGACGAAGAAGGTGTTACCCTTGCTGTTCTTGAAGGTGACGTTAATCGTCATGTAATCAAGGAGGCAATTGAAATGCACATTAATTATATCCTAGAAAGGTTTTTGCAGCGTGAAGGTTGATAATACGTTTTATCCGGTGGGTTCTTGGGAACGGGCCGCTGATTCAACAGTAAAAGAGATCTATGACCTCGCTTTCAGCGATGGTCTTACAGATATTAATGTTATGGTCAAGATGATGCGCCATAAACTTGATGACATGATTAATATGACTGGCGGTTTGAAGGACACCACTTCCCCTGTTGTAGAGTATGCGGCTAGGCAAATGTGGGCTTTCCTTGCTCGCCACGCACTTATTATTTTGTCTAAGACTGGGAATAGACCGGACCCAGAACTATTAGTCGAGTTGTTTATCTCAAAGCAGCGAGATTATGGCTCTGAAAACATAGCAAAGTTTGGTACCGCAGGATTGCTTATTAGAATTCATGATAAGATTGCCCGCTTGGAAAACATCATGGATCGCTCAAGTGGAAACTTTAATACTGCTGTTCAAGTTAATGCGGTAGCCGGTGAAACAATTATTGATACTCTGCACGATGTTGTGGGTTATGCCACTATTGCTTTGATGTGGTTGAAGATAGATGTGAATGGTAATCGTGCATTTATGTATCCTTTAGCGGAGAGTAATGGAACCAGTTGATATTCGCTTTGGTGACTCTTTAGAACTTATCAAAGACGTTGATGACAATACGTTTGATTCTATTGTCACAGATCCACCGTATGAGATTAATTTTATTAATCAAAAGTGGGACAATAGCGGTATTGCTTACAACGTAGACTTCTGGTCTGAATGTCTTCGTGTTCTTAAGCCTGGTGGACACCTTCTATCGTTTAGTGCATCCAGAACATATCATCGCATTGCTGTAGCAATTGAAGACGCTGGCTTTGAGATTAGAGACAGCCTTCATTGGATATACGGCAGTGGTTTCCCTAAATCAATTAGTTTAGGTACCCGCTTTGATGAAGGCACCGAAATGCATGAGAAATGGAAAGGTTGGGGTACAACCCTCAAGCCTGCTCATGAACCTATTGTGATGGCCCGCAAACCTATTAGCGTTCCTGTGTATAAGAACGTAGAAAAGTGGGGGGTTGGAGCTATTAACATTGATGATACCCGTGTCGGTGATGATGAGATTAAGATACAGGTATACAACAACTTTGGTGGGTTTGCAGATAGAGAACGGGTAGAAGGCATCGGTCCTGAGGACAAAGTGGTCACAGGCCGGTTCCCTGCAAACATTCTATTCAGCCATGACGTTAACTGCACACAAGAGCAGTGTGAAGACACATGCCCTGTTCCTATCTTAAAGCAGCAATATGCTGGAGCAGAAGATTTCTTTTACACAACATTTTGGGATACACTTTTAGATACACCATGTTTTAAATATGGGGTAAAAGCCTCCAAGTCAGAGAAAAACGCTGGCGGTATCAAAAACACCCACCCGACCGTCAAACCGGTGGAACTGATGCGGTACCTGATTCGTCTTGTAACACCCCCACAAGGCCGTGTGTTCGATCCTTTCCTCGGTTCCGGCACAACCGCCCTCGCCGCTAAATTAGAGAAACAGAACGTCACCGGATTCGAACTAACCGAAGAATACTTTGACATTATTACCTCCAGATTGGCAGACCCCGAAAAAAATGACTAACCAAAGGTTTGTCTTATGACTCACACATACGGTACTCACACATACACATGGGCCGGATTACAACGCCACGAAGCACAATGGTACGCCACCGCATGGCAAACCGCCCCCATCTTCTCCACATGCACACGCCGACAATACATGGCCTACATCATAGACCAAAACAAACGCCTCATCTCACAAGGATACAACGGCTCAGCACCAGGACAAGGCCACTGCTCACAAGGCTATTGCCCAAGAGCAAACGGAACCACCCAGCCCGGAACACAATACGACAACTGCATCGCCATCCACGCAGAAGCAAACGCACTACTATGGGCAAACCCACAAACACGACAAGGAGCCACCCTCATCCTCAACGGCTCACCATGCTACAGTTGCGCCAAACTCGCCGCAGCATCAGGAATAACCCGCATCATAGGATACAACGACCCCACCTACAGTATGCAACCACAAATACAACAATACCTGATGAACAACAACATACAAATCAACTTGCTGAATGAAAAAGAAACCCGGCATATCCTCTCTACCTTCCATACAGACATACCACAAACTTACCTTTAACCTAATTCCTAACCCCGCCTCATTTAATTGTCCTAAGGAACCCCACCCCCAACCCCACAAAAAATTTTAACATATATTAAAAGCAGGCAATGCTAGCCGGGAGCTGGCGGAATCCCTTATGTCACCTAGGGTCAATGGGCGGTCGATCAAAGAATCCCGCCCAATCCTTGACATCGCTAACGTCGGTCGGTAGTGTTCATGGCGTGGTCAACACCGACCACCACGAACAAGGGAGAACCGAATGAACCTCAAGGACATGAACGCCACCATCGACAGCACGGGGGTCCGCATCACGACCGCCGACCGTGCGACCGTCGCCCGTGTCAAGGGTGCGCCCGCACCCGACACCGCAAGCGAGGCGGCGTGGTGCGCCATCGCCGCTCTGGTCCGTGTCGGGGTCGCCTCGCACGTTGCGGACCGCATGGCGGTTTGGGGCGACACCCTCGCCATCAACAGCGCACACGTTGCGGACATCCTCGCCACCGACCCTCGCACGCCACACGTCGTGATCGACGTTCGGGACATGGTGAACGTGACCGACTGGACCGACCAACACACGACCGACATCCCGACCACGTTGTCGAACCTGTTCCGGCTCCACACTCGCAACGGTAAGGCTCCACGGTTGGGCGACCGAATCGGCGCATCTTGTGCCGTGTCGTGGTGCCGTGTCGATGGCACCCGATTCGCTTTCATTGCGAACCGGTAGCCCGAACGGGTCGGGCCGGTCGGGGCGACCCGACCGGCCCGTTCGCCGTTACCGGTCGCCCCGGTCGCCCCGGTCGGAGCTGCCCCGGCAGCTCCGAACTGCGCCCCCAGTAGGGGCGAAACTAACC